TATGCACTAAAAGAGCTGCGCGGGAACATCGCAAAGCTCCTTTCTCTGTTATGATCTTTGGGGAATCAGGAATTGGTAAAAGCACAATTAAAGATATTCTGTATAATCAATTTTGCTTCCTATCCGATTTAAACAATGATTCCTGTTTTTGTTATACACACAATCCAGCAGCGAAGTTTTGGAATGGTTTTACTACTTCTCAACATACAGTTATCTTAGATGATGTAGGAGCAGTCCATCCAAATAAAGCACCTAATGGAGACAATTCATTGATGGAATTAATCCAGATTGTTAATAGTGTTCCATTTGTGCCTGATCAAGCTGAATTGTCTGACAAGGGGAGAACTCCCCTCAAATGTCAATTCGTTATAGCAACAACTAATGTTAAAAATTTAAATGCTCACCACTACTTTTCTCATCCATCCGCCGCCCAGCGTCGTTTACCCTTTATTATTACTCCTTCAGTGAAGGAGCAATTCCAAAATGAAGATGGCACTTTAAATTCTGATAGTGTCGAACGCATTGATGGAGAATATCCTGATTTGTGGACTTGGAAAGTTGAAAGAGTTAAAACGCAAAAGATTGCTAGTAAGCATAAACTTGCTGATGTGGAAGTTCTTCTAGAAACTGATAACATCTTAACCTTTCTTAAGTGGTTCAATGATGCTGTTAAACATTTTAAAGCAAACCAAGATTTAGTGCAGGATGCTATCGATACCATTAGGAAGATCGAATTCTGCAACAATTGTCTTCTACCTAAGAAAAATTGTGAATGTGAAACTCAATCCATGCGTTATCAACAAGGATTAAACTTTACTTTAAGGATTGTATTGACAGAATAATATATTATGTCATCTTTTCCTTCTTTTCACAATTATTTCAAAGGATCTTCAATTGGATATTTTCCACAGCACAAGATATTTGTGATGTTTTAAATGTCCTACCCAGATCCGTTCGTCTGCGAATTTCGCGTATGCGAATGAGAGATGTCGGAGAAGCTATCAAGAATCGTATAGGTTTCTTTGAAATCATGAGTACCCTTGCTATATTTGCCTCTATAACAGCATCTTTTTTGATGATAAGTGGCGGATTTAAGCTAAAATCTCAAGGTGGTGTATCATCTTCTGTTGGAACAAAACCCAAATCCACTGGAGATGAGAAAGAAAATGTTTGGTACGATGACAAATTTGAACTTTCTGAATTTGAATTAACCCCGCAAATCACTTCTACTAAATCTATGAGTAGAGATGTATTCACTCGGGTTATTGAGAAAAATATAGTTCATATGTCTGTGAAAACTCAACCTAAAAAACATATACCCCTGAAGGCTATAGCCCTCACAGGACAAATATATCTTACAAATAATCACAACTTACCTGATGACATCCCTGTTTTAGACGTGCACATTATTGGTGCCACACACAAGGATGGTTCAACAATTAACGCTAAGGTACACATATCTCAATCCGATATAGTGCGCGATCCAATTAGAGATTGTGCATTCTTTGTGGTTCGAAGTATCCCTCCTAAAAGGAACATATTGCCCTACTTCTGCAAAGCGCCTATTGATGTAAGAGTCAATGGCTTCTATTTACAGAGAGATCCTGATGGATCACTAAAATCCAATAATTTATCTTGCTTACAAAAAATGTTAAGTCAAACTAATATGTTAAAGGATTTTTGCCATGATTTATGGTATTCTAGGTCAGCCAATAAAACAACTTTTGGGGACTGTGGATCGGCGTTAATTGGTATTACAGCTAAGGGATATACTATTCTCGGTATGCATGTGTTAGGTAGTCACTTGACACATAATGTTGGTGCTATAGCACTTGATGCTAAGTACTTAGAAAAACAAATCGAGAAATTTGATAATTGCAATCGTATTCAATTGGATAACATACCCTTATCTGCACCAGGTTACGAGAGAACTTTAGGATCTCTGCACCACAAATCTAACATACGCTATATACAAGGTGGCGTTGCTGAGGTCTTTGGATCCTTCCAGGGTTTCAGACCTAGACCTAGTTCTCGGGTCACAAACACTCCTATGTCCTATTATTTATCCGATTATGGTTACAAGATTAAATATGGACCACCGTGTATGACCTCCTGGGAACCTTGGAACATAGCATTGAATGATATGGTACGACCCCTAAATAATTTCGATCAGTGTATTTTAAATCAAGCTGTAGACAGTTTCACTTTCGATATATTATCAAGTGGTTTAGATTTTACAGAAATACACATTTTGGATAATTTCACCACTATTAACGGAGCACCAGGTGTAGCTTATATTGATAAAATAAAACGCAACACTAGTGCTGGAAATCCTTTTAAAAAGAGTAAGAAATATTTTATGACAGCTCTACCTCCACAGGGCGAGTGGCAACACCCTGTTGAGGTTGATGGGATTATTATGTCACGAGTGGATGAGATAATATCCAAATATTATGATGGTAAGAGAGCGAGACCAAATTTTTGTGCGCATCTTAAAGATGAACCAGTAACGTTCAAGAAAATGCGATCAAAGAAAACACGAGTATTTACTGGAGCACCTCTAGATTTTTCTATTGTTGTCAGAAAGTATTTACTATCTTGTGTTAGATTCATTCAAAGAAATAAAACTATCTTTGAAGCAGCCCCAGGAACTGTGGCCCAATCTTTAGAATGGGCTGGTCTTGGTGAATATATTTTCCAGTTTGGAGTCGAT